GCCTCGGATTGCCCGTTGAATTTGTTTACGACCCAGCCAGCGTCGGCGGGGCAGGGATGCGGTTTATTGTAGCGAAGGTTCGATACTGCTAAAAAACTTCATCACGAATATCTAACCATAGAGCATATTCTATGCGCTATGTTGATGGAAGAAAGTTTTGCTAATTCCCTTCAAGGTTTTGGTGCCAATCCAGAATCTCTTAAAATAGAATTGCTCGAGTATCTACAAAATAAATGCGATGAAATTACAGTACAAGATGTTGTAGTTAAGCCTAAAAAAACACAAGCAGTTGAACGTGTGCTCAATCGCGCATTTACACAAGTGTTATTTAATGGACGTCAACGCATCGAGCCAACCGATGTGTTTCTCGCTATGATGGGCGAAAAACGCAGTTGGGTACATTTTTATATTGCCAAAGCAAATATTGATAAAGATAAGTTTGCAGATTATATTAACAATGCATCAGAAGCTACTGAGGAAGAACCAAGCGATATGCAGGGAGACCGTGCGTTAAACGCATTTACCACCAACTTAAATGATCAAGTAAGTAAAAATAAGATTGATCCAGTTATTGGCCGTATTGACGAATTAGAGAACATTGCTCTAGCGTTAGGTCGTAGACAAAAGAATAACGTAATTCTTGTAGGAGATCCTGGTGTAGGCAAGACTGCTATAGCGGAAGGACTTGCTTATAATATTGTTAAGGGTGCAGTTCCAGATTTCCTAAAAGAATACAAGGTGTATAGCTTAGACATTAGTGCTATGCTTGCTGGTAGTAAGTATCGTGGAGACTTTGAAGAACGTTTTAAACAGGTTATTAAGTCCTTACAAAAGAAAGGCAAGACGGTATTGTTTATCGACGAAGCACACATGATCAGTGGTGCTGGATCTGCTGGTAGTAGTTCCAACGATCTTGCCAACATGATGAAACCTGCACTAAGCAAAGGCAATATTAAAGTTGTGGCTAGTACTACTTGGGAAGAATATCGTAAACATTTTGAAAAGGATCGTGCGCTGATGCGCCGTTTCCAACGCATCACAGTTGATGAGCCGACACAAGAAGTAACATTACAAATTCTTAAAGGTATTAAAAAATACTATGAAGGTTTCCATAATGTTAAAATTCGAGAAGATGCGCTTCATACATCTATTAAATTAAGTGTAAAATATCAAGCAGATAAAAAATTACCAGATAAAGCAATCGACTTAATTGATCTAGCTTGCTCACGTTTTAATTTAAAAATTGCAGGCGAGCGACTTATTGGTGAACGTGAAATTCAATTTGAACTTGCTAAAATGGTTCAGATTCCTGAAGAGCAAGTTATGGAAACTGAAAGTTCAAATGTTGCGAGATTGCAAGAAAATCTTGCTACTGAAGTTTTTGGGCAAGACATTGCTATTGAACAAATTGTTGACAAGATTATGGTAGCACAAGCGGGGCTTAAACCTGATAATAAGCCAGTGGGTTCGTTTGTATTCATGGGGCCTACTGGTTGTGGTAAGACAGAAACTGCTAAATCATTGGCTAAACACTTAGGTACTAAACTTTTACGTTTTGATATGAGTGAATATCAAGAAAAACACAGTATTAGTAAGTTGATTGGTAGCCCTCCGGGGTATGTTGGCTTTGAAGACAATGCAGGTTTGCTGATTACACAAATTCAAGAGAACCCAAATGCAGTAGTATTGTTTGACGAAGTTGAAAAATCACATCCGGATGTAACAACAGTACTGTTACAAATAATGGATAACGGTTTTATTACTGGATCAAATGGTAAACAAGCTGATTGTCGAAACATTATATTGATTTTAACAACCAATGCTGGCGCACAAGATGCTGAAAAGAATGCTATCGGCTTTGGTGCTCAAGAAAAAGACTATAGCGACAAGGATTTAAAGAAATTCTTTACTCCAGAGTTCCGTAATCGACTTGATGCAGTTGTTACATTCAATAAATTGGCTAAAGAAACAACTGTTAAGATCGTAGATAAGTTCATTGATCAACTACGCGACCAAGTTAAAGACAAGGGCATCCGTATTAAAATCACTGCCGAAGCAATTAATTGGTTAATTGCCAAAGGCTTTGATAATAAGATGGGAGCTCGACCATTACAGCGAGTAATTGATCAAGAAATTAAACGCAATCTTGCCCGAATGATGTTGTTTGGGGATTTGAAGGGTGGTGGTTGGTTACATATTACTGTTGCAAATGATGCTATTGCGTTGGTTGCAAAACCTAAGGTGCCTAAAGTTCCGTTGTTAACAGTTGAAAGCACTGAAGAAAATGTTACACAAGATAACTAGAAAATTATTTGCTAACAAATACCAGTACAAGATAGTATTAGCTTGTGCTGGGTCTAGTCTGTTTAGGTCTAGGAACTTAAATGATGTCTACGAATCGTTAGCATCTATTAAAATAGACAGTCCGGTGCGTGGACACATTAAGACTCAAGATGATCTAGATTATGCTTTTAAATTATGCACTGCATTGGCTAAAATAATCGATGCTGATATACGAGTTGAAACCCCGTGGATTACTATATACACTAATTCTAAAAAAGACGTTACTAATCTAGCAAATTTAGACCAAGACAAAGTCAAATATATATGCGTACCGCCCGCTAATAGTGTACTATCCCCGGATACCATAATCATGCCCAAGATAGACTATGAGTATAGAGTTACATTGGGTAAAACTACCCAAAGTTACGGAGCATTTATCGGTTGGGCCAGTACTAATAAGAAATTAAAGTTAACTAAAAGCTGTGCAAAGGACTTGGCAAATCCGCGCAGTTGGGGCGGCACTTACTTCTATATTTCCGGTGATAACAATCTTTTGATGGCAAAAATGCACTTAGGCGGCGCTATCAACAAGGTTGAGCGCATAGTTAAAGACTAAACGGATCTCGTTAATAGCGATAAATACTTGAAGCAGTGTCATCTGCTGTTTAAGTAGGTCTTTTAGAAAAAGAGTTTAAAAATGCGTATACAAGAATTATTAGAAGGCAAATATTTTAACGATTTAAATTTTGTTAAAAATACCGAAGGTGGTCGTGAACTAGATTACGACCTAGCCGAAGATATCGTACATTTTATGCACAACGATGATCAAGTTTATCGTCGTCATGTCTATCCTAAAATTGCCCAATATTTAGAACATAAGCGCAAAGTTAAATCTGAACTGTTTGGACCGGCAGTAAAAGAAAGTTACAAACTATATGTGCGAAAATTCCCTATCCGCGAATTACCAGACGAGCTTGATGAAGATACTTACAAACAAGTATGTGACAAATTAAAAGAAGAAATAAATCAACATATTTCTGACAGCAAAATCAAGGATTAATAATGTTACTTCGTGAGTTATTTGTTAGTCCTAAACGTGTTATTTTAGAAGGCGGAAATATTTGGCCTGATACAAGTCCGTTTGACCAAGCTATTGCTATAAATCTAGCCAACGAAACTAATAGGTACCTTAGTGGTGTGAAAACAAGCTCGCATGTTATAGGCAGTGCGGCGACACCAACTCCGGGAAAAATGAGCGGAGATTTAGATGTGATGATCGACCTAGGTCACATCATGCAACAATTTAAATTAAACGATGCCAAGGCCGCTCGAATTGCGTTAGAACAATATCTACAAAGCAAGGGCCTACAAACTAAACGTACAGGAGTTACTGTACATATTAGATTACCGTATAAAAATGAATTCCATCAAGTAGACATTAAAGCAGTTAACAACGCAGAAAAAGTACACAAATTTCATCACCACACGATTCCCCAAGGAAGTCCGTACAAAGGTGTTCACAAACAAATGATGATGAACGCACTAGCCAGTAGTCAAAATATGCTGTGGAGTCCAGACGAAGGACTATATGCACGAGACGAGGCAGGAAAAAAAGCAGGTTTTATCAGCGACGACTTAGATACTATTGCAAAATATTTAATTGGTAAACATGCCCAAGGAACTGACCTAGGAAGTGTAGAAAGTATATTGGCAGCTATCCCGGACGAAAATAAAAGAAATGAAATATTCAATTCAGCATCGTCTGGTGCTAGTTGGAAAGCTGTAAGTCCCCAAGTAGTTAATGAGGCAGCGGCGCCCAGTGTTGGTCGTAAATATCAGCACATAGAAGATCTAGTGTTTACCAATGGCAGCACTGGTGGCTTACATGCTATTGAACGCTTACGTCATATGGGTACAAAAGGAACAAACATAGAATTAAAATGGGATGGTAGTCCGGTTGTATATTGGGGACGTGATGATCAAGGTCGGTTCCATATGTTTCCTAAAAATGCATGGGATTACATGAAGCGTGGTACAACACATACTAAGAGTGGTGTAAGTACAATGATGAACGATCCAGATGATGTGGCAAATTTTATTTTAGGTACAGGTAAAGCCGAAGCAGGGCGAGAAGAAGAACGTAGAGCATTTGCACAAGGGCTAGGACAACTATGGGACGAATTTGAAGCGATATCTCCCAAAGAAGGTTATCTAGAAGGCGGCATACTATTTTGGCCGGCAAAGCCAGCAGTATTAAATGCCACAACTAACGAATATGATTTCCAACCAAACATTACATCATTTCATATACCTGCATCAAGTGATCTAGGCAAACGAATTAGTAAAGCAACAATGATGGTTGCCGCAACTGGATTTTACACGCATATAGGTGCTGATGAAACTAGATATGCTAATGCTGAAAAGTTATCAACACCCAATGTAATTGTGCAAGGTACTACCTATGCAGAAAATACTCCTAAGATTCATAATGCCGGTTTAGATCATGCCGAGGCATATATTAAACAACATAAAGCCGCTATTGATAGTTTTGTTGCTGGTCAACCCGGTCTAAGTAAACCAGGAGATGTGTTGTATAGTTTCTTTAATCAAAATTTACGTGTTGCCGGAGTTAAGGCAAAATTCGTTAACTGGGCTAACGAAAAATTAAGCGCGGCGCAGGCACAAAAGATATTAAGTCATCCCGGATTAGATGTTATCTTAACCGCAGTTGAGATGTTAACCAACGAAAAAATGAAAATTATTTCAGGATTAAGTCAAGGAACACACAACGGTATCCGTCAAACTAAACCAGAAGGGTATGTACAAGCACACCCGGGTGGCAAGTTTAAGAATGATTTGCCGGGACAATTTGTTAAAACTATTGATCAAGCCAACTGGGCGCCGAGGAAAGATAATGCTACTGCGTGAATTCCTTAATCGTACCGGAGAAGGCAAAGCCGCAGTAGTTGGCTGGGGTCGCGGTATGGGTCATAAAGGTCATATGTATTTGGCCGATGCTGTTATAACTGAAGCTAACGAACAAGGTGCTGATCCATATTTTGTTGTTAGTCGTACTGTGGGCAAAGATGATCCAATTACTCCAGAAGAAAAATTAGCTATCTATCAAAAAGTATTTCCTAAACACGGACATATATTTCACACAGCCACAGAAGAAATGCCTGATTTAACTCGTGTGCTACGTAAATTGAATGAACACGGTTATACAAAATGTACAGTTGTAGTGGGTGCGGATCAAGTTAATGCCTTAAGTTATGTTAAGAAATATAACGGAGTAGCGGATAAAGAAGGTAATATTCCGTTTAACTTTACAGATGGGTTAGATGTTATTAGTCGTCAAATGACTAAAGCTAAAACTGCTAACATTGAAGGACCACGTGCTACCCCTATGCGAGCAGTATTAGCAGATCCTGCAAAAAGCGAAGAAGAAAAGTTTGCAATCTGGCGTGATGCAATGAGTCCGGAATTAGACGATGATGAAGTACGTGATTTAATGCATAAAGCACAAACACGTATGCAAGATTTTAATAAACCCAAAGCGAAAAAAGAAAAAGCAGTAGGTGAAGATGCCGCAGGAGTTGGAATAATTACAAAACAGAATAGTACTGTAGACGTAAATAAGAATACACCAACAAAGAATTTAAAAGCCTTTAATCTAGTTAAAGAAGCTAATAGGACTATAAGAGAAATGAAAGCTACTGAATTTATGGGCGAAGCTAAAGCGGCCACCATGCGTAAAAGCATGCAACGGTCGGGTATCCACGCAAGACAATACAAAAACAACGACACATATTATGATATGTACAGATTAGGAATAGCTATTGCAGGTGGAAAAGATGCGCCGAGCACAGGACCAGCTGGTCCTCATCCAACTGTATGGATGCGCACTCCGGAAGAAGAAGCTAAAATTAAAGTTGCTGAAAAGGTCGTTGGAATGAAAGGTACTAATATTATACCTGCCGGTAACACAGAAGAAACGACCACTGTTGATACAGTTAGTCCTGTTGCCAAACCTAAACGTAATAAGTACGGAGTCTAATATGCGAGCAAAAGAATTCCTTCCAGAAGCCGCTAAATCACATGGCAAGTTTGCCAGTTTGACTCCTGAAATAGATGCCGCATTGCCGGGCGTTTGGGTGCAACATCAATTGCGTAATACAGATCCATACATGCAATATCGTTACGGGTTAGCCATGGCTGCGGCCCGTGCTGATGCGGCAGGGCATGTGGATTTTGAACAAGAAAGTTCATGGGCAGAAAACTTAACTATTGTGGGATTTACCCCAGAAGATGAAGAAGTAGTTAAGATGGCAGATAAGCTAATGGGCGTTAAAGCAACACGTATTGCAAATAGCAAGAGCGAAGAAGCTGCCGATACTGAGAAAGTTAGTGTAGTAGCTAAATTTAAACGTAACCAGTACGGAATATAATGGAACACGACAAATATCATTTATCATTAAAAACAGCATTTGCTAGCGAGTATGCGTTTGCTTTAAAAGCACAGAACTTTC